ACACGTAAAAAATCAAAAGAAATAGCAAAAGAGTAGGTGAAGTCAAATGAGCACCTCGTATTCTGACGTTATCAACGCCTCGACCATTAAATTTCAAGACTACAAGATGGACAAATTGAGGGTTGAGGACGAAGAAAAATGGATTTTAAGAATGGAAGGTTTGCTCTTGAACGGACTTCCATTATTCAACAAATGCCGAAAGGATTTATTTGATCGAGACGAAACGCTGAAGCAGTTTAATAGTACGCTCGACGGCAATGAAATCGACATTTTATCCGATTGTTTAGTCATTAAATGGCTCGAAAGAGACTTAAATACAACTTTAAAGCTTAATTCGATGATTCAAGATAAGAATTCTGCCAAGCGAGTGAACGAACCAGCGATGATTTCGGCTGAACGATTGCTTATTTCTCAGAAGCTTGAAGACTTGAGCAGAAAGATTTCTGACTACAGCTTTTCGGATTATATCGGATCGGTGACGAAATGAGTCAGACAAAAGAGTATTACGTCGGACTGAGTGACCGTTGCTGGAAGTTATTACCGATTTTTGAAGGAATTGATACAAAAGGCATTGTTATTTTCGATGAAAAAACAGCTCTCAAGAACTTTGAAAAGAATTTAGATTGTCTTCTAATAGAAATTAAAGGCTCGATAGCGAACTATGGCACGAATAGCTATTGTGAACAAGTCTTAAATTTACTTGCCGGATTACAGCAGGAACAAAATCGAAGCCATGCAACCGTAAAAAGCGTTGCGATTCGATGTTTCAACCTGTGCCGTAAAGCGAGTGATCTTTAGTGGATTATAAAAAATACGCAGATTCATGGTTTGAGTATGTGCCACCAAAGACCGAACTGCGGAATCAATACTCGAATTCATTCGATACATGGGTCGAAACAGCCCCGAATGTTTTTGATGATATCCAGTACGAACAAACTTATGGTAAAAAAGACTTTGCTTATGTTACTGGACGAGTTGATGCGGTGATTACAAATCCATCAACGGGAGCTAAATTGGGGGATGATTATAAAAACTTCATCTTTTCGAATGTAGTTGATCCGGTTTACGTAGGCAAGCTGTTTAAATGGAAAAATAATTATTGGATTGTCACGAATACAAATACCTACGAATCAGTAGGAAATAGCTGTACAGTTAAACGTTGCAATAACATGTTGCGATGGATTGACAAAAATGGCGACATTTTATCTGAACCATGTGCGTTAATCGAAACCATCAAACAGTCAAACGACTACAACGGGGATAAATTAACGACCATCTCAGGATTTACGGGGTTGTTCTGTCAGCGGAATGCCAATACAAACAAAATTGAATCTAATCAACGATTTTTATTCGGGACAAAAGGCAACAGAAAAGCATTTCGAGTTTTTGGGGATGGGGTTAAGAACTATCTAAACTCTGAAACCGAGAACGACGATTCCCCATCAGTGATTGAATTCACGATTGGGGGCGGATTTGTTTATCCTGATATTGACGATTTAGAGAACGGAATTGCAAACCGATTCTTGGATGGTTTTACTTTAGAGATTGATGATCCTGGCTTTACTGATATTGTCGGCGTTCAGAAACAGCTTAATGCAATCGTTAAAAAGAACGGTGAAATCGTGGATGCCCCGCTTATGTGGAGTTCAAACAATTCAAATGTCGTTACGATTGACGAAGATGGAAATATTGAATTGTGCGCAATTGGTTCTGCGACGATTACCTGTATGTTGGGAGCAAATAGTGCCGCAGTTGATTCGATTGTAATTACGGTTGCCGATGTAAAAGCGGATGTCTTTGATATTCAAGTAACACCGAACCTGAGCGGATTAAACGAGGGTGACGCTAGAACCATTGCGGTAAAACTTTATCAAAACGATATTGAAACTGCTGAAGTGTTCACGTTCGAAAAAACTGGCTCCGTTCCGGCTATCAACTATTCGTTTACAGTTATTGATGGCAATTCATTCATGATTCAAAATAATCAGGCGTACTATGTTTCACCGTTAATAATTCGTTGCACCAGTGGTATTCATACTTATGATTTCACTGTTGACTTGAATGGGGCGTGGTAATTATGCAACAATACGCAACATTTGATGATTATCCTCAATTTTCATACAGTATTCTCAAACATCTACTGGCTTCTCCAGAGGCCGAACTTCTTTGGAAAATTCTAAAATACAACACGAATAATCCTTACAAGGAAGTTAATCTCACAAAATCTGAAAAAACGGCTTTAATCTATGATGGCAGTGCTGATCCTGTTAATTTCAGGGTCTTTTTAGATCAAGGAATGGAAGATGTTGTTACGGAAGTGATGACACTTATCCGCATTTATCCATTGATTATTATGCCTGAAAACTATACAAACGGCTTGGCCTCGATTAATTTCGAAATCTATTCTCATCACAAAACAAACACGATGATTAACAAACAGACAAAAATTGATACAATTGTGCAGATTTTGCTTAAAAGCTTAAACGGAAAAGACATTGGCGGCGTCGGGAATTTATTTTTCAATGCAAGCAGAAGTCGATATGACAAAATAGCTGCCATTGGGACAACCCCTTATAAAGGCAAATGCTTAACGATGTCGGTAAATATCGCCTGATGGACGCTGAAAAATACATGATTTTTGACCATCCCGTCCCGTATAAGAATTTTTTGATCAAACCTGTAAAGATGATTGATTATGTCCGGTTCCATGAATCGGTCATTTGCTTATTGCTGGATAAAAATAGTGTGCCTGATATTGAGGTCATTTCGATGACGTATCTCGAATATTTGTTACATGTCGGAAAAGAGAATCCGCTTTATTTTCTAGCGCTCGACCAGCTTTTAAGAATCGTCCTATCAGTGCGAATAATTGACGACGATGGCACTCAGAATATTTTTGAGCTGACTCATTCGGAAGATATTCAATTCTTAAATAGTGGTAAAGGGCTTGTGATTAAAGGCGAAGTGCTTAATGGTGAAGATTTTGATGAAATCAAAGCGATTATTTGCGAGCAGAATCAGATCGAGTTAATCGACGAAAGCATTTCAAAAGCCGTTCGAGATGAAATCGCAAAAGCCGAAGAATATAAACGGAGACAAAATCAAAATAAAATTTGTTCCTTAGAAGATCAACTAGTGGCGGTTGTCATTAAGACTGGTCTTTCTTTTGAATACTTGCACGAAATCACTATTCGAAAATTTAGTAAAATCCTTGAGCGAGCGGATCATGCGATGCATTACGAAATTTATCTTGAAGGTGTTGTAACCGGGCAAATGAAAATGAAGGATGGCGAAATGCCAAAGCACTGGCTTGCGGATCTTCATGAAGAAGACAAGCATAAGAACGCAAAAATGGATTATGATGAGCTGAAAGGCAAAGTCGGGGCAGATAGTGAACCAGATGATCCAGAGGATATAGAAAATAAAACAAATTAAAAGGAGAAAACATGAAAAAGTTTTTAGTTTCGGTAGCTGATGTTCGGGGGTATACCCAGGATGATCAGTTACTTTTTGTTGGAAAGACAATGTTGGATTCATCCATTGAAACTACACTGTCAAATACGGACGTAAGAGCAGGTCAAGGTAATGGTCTACAATATATTTTCTACCATACGGCAGAATTAAAGGCCACTATTACTGAATCTCAGTTCTCATTAGAATACCTGGCACTAAACGTTGGTAGCCAGATCGGTGTTGGAGCTGATATGTACACCGATGAAACCGTTACTTTGGTAGCTGGTGGAGCATCTGTAGTTGGGACACCTAAAACAACTTCTACTGGGGTTATTTATGGCTGGGTAACATTTGAAGATGGAACTACTGAACGAGTAACCTTCACAGGCAAGGCGTTTACCACTTCTCGAACAACTTCTACTGAAACCGTATGTGTTCGTTACTACAATAACGACTCATCCGCAAGAGAAGTTCGAGTTACATCAAACATGATTCCTGCAACCGTAAAACTGGTAATGGAAGCTACATTATGTTCTTCTGATGCTACAACTAACAAAATCGGCACAGTTCAGATCATTATTCCTAAAGCTTCAATGACTGGGGCATTCACATTGTCGATGACTCCTGATGCGGTTTCTTC